TTTGTGCATCTAATCAAGCAAGCATAGTTTTTAATTCTATCCCTAGCACTTATACGGATTTAATGCTTTTAATGTCTGCAAAAGATACAGGCACAGGAATTGTGTACGCAATAAAGGCTGCCTATAATTCTCCTGGTACAACTACATCTAAGATCGTCTTTGGCGCTGGTACTGGTTCACCTGCATCGGCAAATCAAACTTGGCTTAGAGCAGGTGGTACGGTGGGAACTTTCGCCAACGCAAACAATACTTTCGCAAGCAGCAGTTTTTATATACCAAATTATGCTGGATCAACTGCTAAATCTGGTTCATCAGATGAAGTTACTGAGGCAAATCAAACGGACTCGTATCAGGTTATGTCTGCAACTTTAGACACAAAAACTTCAGCCATTTCATCTATTACTTTAACAAGTGAAAGCGGCGGTTCTTTCGTTACTTATTCAACTTTTTACCTCTACGGCATATCCAAATCATAAGGAGACAGACATGGCAGATACAAAGATAATCGTGAACTGCGAGACTGGTGAAGTCTCTGAAGTTAAACTAACCGCTGAGGAGATCAAGCAGCGCGAAGCAGATGCTATTGCTTACGCGAAGGCTAAAGCCGATGAGGAGCAAGCAGCAGCGGAGAAGGCTGAGGCTAAGGCTGCTATTGCAGACCGCTTAGGACTTACCGCAGATGAATTGGCAACGCTACTGGCATGAAGCCAAAGTTATGCAAAGCCGGGCAGCAGTTGAGAGAGCAACTTGATGACGCGTTCCCAGATCGCGATAGGTCGAGTGATGGTTGGATCGCCGATGCCCGTCATCTTGCACGAGGTACTAGCGACCATATACCTGATGCATCGAATGGGTATGTTAGAGCGGTTGACTTGGATCGAGATGTCTCTGGAAAGGCTAAGCCCGACCTCATGCCCGATATTGCTGATCAACTTCGCAGACTCGCCAAGACCGACAAGCGCATCAAATACATCATCTTTGACTCAAAGATCTGTTCAGCCAAGAGCGCTTGGCGCTGGCGAGCATATTCTGGGATTAACAAGCATAAGCATCATATGCATATCTCGTTTAGCACTAAAGGCGATGAAGATGGTTCGTTCTTTAATATCCCACTTCTAGGAGGCACAGCATGAATATGAAAAATCCATTGGTACTAACAACAGGCGCGTTCTTATCTGCTTGGGCTGCATCTAACTTCGCAGCAGATTACCGCTCGATCCTTTGGGCTGTACTTGCTGGAGTATTCGGATATGCGACACCTAAACGATGACTCCAACGGACTACTTAAATCTCTATATTGCCACGCTTGCGATAGTGGGTGGATTAGCGGGCTATGTGATCACACACTTGCTGTCGGAGATCAAGCGCCTTAATGGGCGTGTCGATGAGATCTACAACATACTTTTAGAGCGACAATAATCCTATGGCTCGCAAGAAGGCTATCGACTTAGAGGCTTACTCTATGCTCGATCAGTACTGCATCGGGCTAAATGAATACTATAAATCGCTTAGACGAGCAGGGTTCTCAACTGAAATGGCTTTGGCTATCTTGCTTGAGCCTTTAACTTACCCGGCAACTATCTTGCCAACTCCTAACTGGCTGCCACAACTTCCTGACTCGATCCCTTATGACGATGACGATGAGGATTAAACAATATGAAGCGCACCGTAGTTGTGCCCGACCTGCAATGTCCTCTAGAGGACTCAGTATTTGTTAGAAATCTCGCAGTATTTATTAAGGCTTTTCGCCCCGATACTGTCGTTACTATCGGAGACGAAATCGACTTGCCACAGATCAGCAGGTGGCACGAAGGAACACCAGGTTGGTACGAGCAAACACTAGCTGCTGATAGAGATCACACAGTGGATGTTCTTTGGTCTTTGACGGAGTATGCCAAGGAAGCCGTAGTTATTAGATCGAACCATACCGATCGTCTTTACAATGTGATCATGAAGAAGATCCCTGCATTCCTAGCATTGCCAGAGTTGAAGTTCGAGAAGTTTTTGAGGCTCGATGAAATGGGAATTAAGTATTGGAAAGACCCTTACCCTATTGCCAAAGGTTGGGTAGCAATTCATGGAGATCTTGGGAGTCTTAATCCTAATCCCGGCATGAGCGCACTCAACCAAGCCAAGCGAATGGGTCAAAATGTGATCATGGGGCATACGCACCGAGCGGGTAGAAGTGCCCATTCTGAGGCTTCTAATGGGGTTTTAAGACGAGTTCTACATGGTGTTGAAGTCGGACACGCAATGCTTCTCAAACACGCTAAATACGCCTTCACCCCTAACTGGCAGCAAGCCTTCGCTATCGTCACAGAGAACGGCAAAAATGTACAGGTGGACTTAATTTACGCTGAGAAGGACGGAACATTCCAAGTCTATGGTAGGCGTTATGGACGATCTAGATAACGATATAAAGCGCACGATCGATGATGCTATGGACGACGGAGAATTGTTACCGTTTCGTTACCAACACACCGTCAGATAGTCAGATATTTATGCAACACTTATGCCAAGAAGGTGCGAAGGGCGCACTAGAAGGGCAGTAAATGAACGCAGATATAGCAATTACTTTATCGCTAGCGCTGGGAATGCTGATCGGCTTTGCCATTGGCTATGGCCGAGGCTACGAACACGGCAAGATTAAAGGTCGCATTGCAGCTCGTAAGATCGCTCGTCAGTTAGAGCAGGTGGGTCGATGAATGCCAGAGATTACCTTAACGAAGCCAGAGCAACAATTCAAGACCGGGGAATTGACTACGGTCACCCAAGCGACAATATGGCGAGAACTGCTGCCCTCTGGTCGAGTTATCTGGAGATGCCAGTTACTGACTATCAAGTCGCAATGTGTATGGCGCTCGTCAAAATAGCGCGAAGCATGGAGACTGCAAAGACAGACACTTATGTCGATCTAGCCGCTTATGTGGCTATTGCTGGACAACTACACACAGAGGAGAACGATCTCTATGTTTAATCTTGAAGATTACGAGACAGTTGAAGAACGCCTAGTTAAGTTCTGGAAGGAACACCCAGATGGTCGAATTGAAACTGCTTTGGTTGAGTCAACGCTTCAGCGATTTATTATTAAAGCTGCTATTTACAGAACTGAAGTCGATGCACAGGCTTGGACAACTGGCTTTGCAGAAGAAACCGTCTCGACTAGAGGAGTCAATTCTACGAGCGCACTTGAGAACTGCGAAACAAGTGCGATCGGCAGGGCTTTGGCTAACGCGGGCTATGCTTCAAAGGGCAAACGCCCTAGCCGCGAGGAGATGTCTAAAGTCAAAGCATCTGAACCAAAGCCTTTCGCAGATAAGTTAGCGGACAAGATCACGATGCCGGTGGAAGATGATCCATGGACTACCAAGGCGGTATCACCTACACCTTCAGCTAGTGAGGCTGTAGCACTTGTTCAAGATGTACTGGGTGCAGTCAAGATCGATAAGGACATTCCCCATTGCGAGCATGGTGAGCGTGAATGGCGCACAGGTAACAAGAATGGTCGAGCATGGGCGAATATGGCTTGTTCTGCTAAACCTATGAATGGTGAGCGTTGGTCAGAAGTTAAGAAGTGCGATCCGATCTGGTATGTAGTTGCAGCAGATGGCACTTGGAAACCGCAAGAGGTGAGAGCATGAGCAGCTTGCAATTTATGAACCAAGATGGCGAATGGGAGTCATTCCCAGATGTCGATGTTATCGAACACTATAAGAAGATCCGAGATAGCGTTCATGCTAGCGGGATCACAACTCGATGCTGTCTATGTAACCGAGAGTTCGATGTATCAGAGATCGTAATTACCGGCGGATCTTTATCGGCGGGCTTTACATGGTCTTGCCCTGACTGTCATGCAGTTACTTTGGAAGTTAATGTCTCAAAGTAGAAAACATCGCGGCTTTCGCACAGAGCGAGTAGTCGCAGAGTATCTGAGGCGCTGGTGGGAAGGCGCATCAGTAGGTCGAGGTTCTGGGCGTGACATTCTCAATGTTCCGTTCGACTGCGAGGTTAAGGCGCGCACAGGACTCGATGTAAAGGGAACACTCCGCCAGATCGAAAGTCGCACTAAAGAAAGTGGCC